GCTTGATGGGTGGACCGGTCCACACTTGACTGTAGTTGTTTATCTAGTTAGTACAGAAAACCAACCAGACCCTCGGTTTAGTCGTGTGTCAATCCTTGTAGATTTTCCGGCTTGGGAAGGTGCAATCGCCCAGTGCGTCCGTGAAGTGGCTGAATTTGTTAGAGACCTTGAACCGATCATCATTCATCGTGAAACAGTCTCATCCGATACTCAATCGTGGAAGCCTGGGAAACCATATTCTGAACAAGGAATTCAGGTAACTGATGTCGTGCAAGTCACTCTTGACGGAGTACATAAGAGTTCAACGTACTCTAACGGTGTGGTAACACTATCGGGTCCTCCTGCTAAAACCGGTCAAGTCGTAGAAATTGCGATGAAGATTCGGGCGACTATGACATTTCGTCGTGTAGACCAAAGCAGGATTCTTCACTATACGCCCGCTTGGCTGTTGCGTAATGCTGTTGTTTCTGGCGGACTTGTCGGTAAGGCCCCGGGAATTGAAGTTGGCGGTTACAAGGTTGAGGAACGCCATCATGAACTTCGAATCACTATTCAAGGCGTCGCTACACAGCTTAATCATGCTTTTGCCATGCGGTTGGCTCTTCAGACCGGATTTGCTGATGGCCTCAACGTCATTTTCCCAGGTGGACGATGTGTCAACGCTCAACTTGACGGTCTAATCGAGATTGTAGAAGCTGGAACGGACGAGAGTCTTCCTATGGCCCAAGGCGTGGTCATTCTTCCAGTCAACGAATTTGTGAAAGCGACCAGTTTTCGAAAGCAACGTGTCACCGCGGAAGACGTGGTGTCTAATCCATCCTTGGTTGAAGGTGCGTATGTTAATACGAACCTCAACATCACTTTGCCTACCGGACAAGTCATCTTTTCGTTTGACGACGATGGTGATTTTGTCAACGAATCTCCAAACCAGTAGCGGAGGCCTAGATGTCCCTCGTTCTTACTCCTGATGGTCCCGGTACGACTATCATCGTTCGTGATGGTGCTCAGGGACTTCCCACAGCTCCTCGTGGAACCTCGGCTCTTCTTGGCCAGTACCCTTCTGGCCCGGTGACCCATGCTGCGCTGGCACTAACTAAGTCGTCTGCTCGTCTGATCAGTGGTGGTCCTGACGACGACTTTGAAGCTAGTCTCGCTCTTGACGATTTGTACTCTGAGTACGAGCCTCCTGTTCTTTTGACCCGTATCACCGACGGAAACGAGATTCAGGCTCAGTCGTATCTGTGGGACCGTGCTCCGGCTCGATCTTACTCTCGGTCCGAGAGTGGAACTCTGTTCTCTGATCGAGCTCCACTAGCTACCATGAAGGCTCATAATGGCGGACGTTGGGGTGGTGCTAAGCATATTATCGTTGGCGATCTGAACGATATCACCGCTGACCTTACCTCCACCACCATTGACATCTCTACCGCGTCTGAGACTCCCGCTGCTGGTAGCTACTTGGTTGACCGGTACAAGGGAGCTTCCATTTACATGGAAGGTGACAGCGACGGACCTTACACCATCGCTTCTAACGACGCCAACGGTGTCTGTACGCTTGAAGGTACGTTCAGCCAGGCCGTGCAGGATGCGGATGGTACCGGCTCTATTGATGGTGAATTTCGTATCGTCGTTCCTCACCAGAAGGAATTGGCGGTTGTCATTGGTCAGGACAGCGCCACTTCTGAGTTGTTTAGCCTTGTCGCTAAGCGTAAGTTTACCGAAACGTCTGACTGGGAGACTGTGTCTTCGTACGACGATCTCGGTCTTAGTTCGAACGATGATAAGCCTTGGCTTACGACTATTCTTGAGCAGGAAGAAGAGCTTCGACTGTATCAGCTGGAAGTGTCATCTAGCTACACTGGTGCTACTGTGGAGGCCAAGCTTCCTGCTAACTTCTGCGAGATTCCAACTGATGTTTCTGGGGCTACTCTGACGTTCCAGTGGTACCGTTGGAGTGCAGACTCTACGAATACTGGTGACCCTTTTCTTGGCGATATTACTGCCGTAGACACGTCGTTCATTGAGCCTCATGTTTACACAGTTGATTTCACTGCTGCCACTACGTTTGACGTTACTGTTACTTGGCCTGATGGCACTTCGCAGGCACTTGGTTCCGGTACTGTTGGTACTACGTTCGCACCGGCGCATCCTCAGCTTACTACTTTTACGATTGAAGCTGGCGGTACTGCTGCGGTTGATGGTGATCAGCTAACGGTTCGTGTTGATCCTCTTCCGTTGGATCTATACAAGCGGGAGGCGTTTGTTTATCCCGTTGCTGTGTCGGCTGATGGTAACAATAACCAGCGCATTCGTATCGTCAGTAACACGTACAACTCCATTACGGTCAGGTCTGACTTGGTTCTGACTAGCTTCGGTGCGGTTGCGGCTGTGGCTCCGTCTGTAACCACCGGTGATCTCAGTGCTGTGTCGTTTAGTGGCAGTGAGACTATCATTCTGACCCCTGACTCTGGTGACGCAGTCACCCTGACCATTTCCGGTGCAGTTGGACCTGGTGCAGCAGCTATCAAGGCTGAACTTGATACTCTTGATACGGATAGTCTGTTCACTTTCACCGTAAGTGGTGACACTATCATTATTAGTGTCAACGGGTCTTACGGCTCTCAGTCTACCATCACCCTTGGTAATGGTACGGGCCATGGTGATCTGAGTATCGCTACTTCTGGTACCGTTACCGGTACTGATGGCGTCCCCGCTCGAGTTGAAGCTCGCATGCCAATGTGGGGTGGGTACGACGGCGATACGCCGGCTGCTGCTGATTACATCGTGGCTATGGACCTCAGCGAGAACCGTTTCAACAGGTGGTTTGATACTAATCTTGGACTGGTTCGGTTTGCTACTGTCGGTATCACCGCAACTACCGTCAAGGACGCTGCACGTCCTCTGGCCGCTAAGCACGGCTGGAAGTACATGGCTGAGTTCGCGTCTAGTCTCGAATCTCAGGCTCTGCCTGGTGAGGCTGCGTTGGCTGACATGATCGCTAACGAAGAAGAAAGTGACTACGTTGATCATATCTTCCCGAGCCGCGTTAAGTACCTAAACGTCGCAAAGACCAAGACGGTCACTCGATCGCCTGTTGGTCAGTTCATGGGGATTAAGGCCCGACTTGCGAATGCCGGTGTCGATGGTGAACGAGGGTTCCATATTGCTGCGGCTAACAACAACCTTCAGGGCAAGCTTAGTCCGAGGTGTAAGGGTCTGTCTGACGATCTTGGACGTTGGACTCCACCTAAGAAGCTGCTTAACGACCATGGCGTTGTCATGATTCTATGGGAAGGCCCTAACGTGTACCTGTGGGGCAACCGCATGTACAGCAAGGGTAGGACCCCCAAGGGTAAGCGGTACACTATCACAGAGCGTGACGTGTACTACCACGTGGCTCGCGATTTGTTCGTTACTACTCGCCCGTTTTTCTTCAAGAGCATCTCGGCTCGCCGTCTTGGTGACGTGAGCCGAGCACTTCGTGAGAAGATGAAGGTGTACTACCACGATGGTTGGTTCAGTGATGAGGGTGGTCGAGCACCTGGTTTTGAGCAGCAGTGTTCTGTTCAGGTGCCTTTGTCGCTAAACACTGCGGCCGAACTCAATGAAGGAAATGTTTACGCAAGCGTGACGTTTACTCCACGCCCCGCACTTGAGAGTCTTACTATCGTGCTCTCCCCAACTCAGACGACGGCTACTGACAGCTGATTCAACGTAATAGGAGAACCTGATGCCTGCACGTACTATCGCGGATGGAGCAGCTGTCACTAACCACTTTGCGGCATCATTTGCCCCATGGGTTGTTGATGGTAACTTCATCTCTGTTACTGGTCTCGGCGATGAGACAGAAATTATCGATGGCCCAGACGGTCGTGGATATTCTACTGGTAAGAAGACTAAGCGAGAACTGACCGTTGTTCTGGCTGATCATGAAGATGCCATTGCTGGTATGCACGATTGGAAGGAGGCTGTTGAAAATGGCGGTCTGAACAATGCGGTTAATGGTACTGTTACCCGGATGGATGCAGGTGGAAACCCCATCGCTATCTGGGAGTTGGAGCGATGCCTTTGTAAGATGGTAGAGCCTAACGACATGTCGTTGGACGGTGCCGAAGTCGGACAGTCGACTTTCACTATCACGTACTATCAGGCTAAGCTCATCGGACCTTGATTGATGCCGTGGCTCAAGCAGGTCCACCAACTGTTTGAGTCTTTACCTCTATTACCTGGGAGATAGAAATGGGACAGGAAGATACAAGCGGGCTGATTACTTCTACGTTCAAGGAGCTTTACGAGCAAAGTAAGCTCCCTAGCGGTTTGGAGTTTGAGCTTCAGCCAGATACCGTAGAGAACGCTCTTGCTGTGGCAGAGATTGACGATCCTCAGCCATGGAAGAAGAAGGCTCTTCAAGTTTTTACCGTTACTAAGAGTGTGAATGGCGTTCCATTTCACGATGATGACGGGTCTGTCAGTCTAGTTAACAACATGCTCGACACAGACATTCAGTTTCTTAGTCTAGCGTGGACCGCACAGCTTAACGGTACCAAGATGGATCTCGATGGAGGAGCTCCGTGCCCATCATGCAATAAGCTGATTCTTAACATCGATTACGGCAACCTTAAGGTTCATCATCGTGATACGCCAGCTACTGGTCCTGGAATGCACGAAGTTGAAGGCATTGACCCTGCCATGCTTCCCAAGACTCTTGTCGGTGGTAAGATGGCCGTGGCGGATACCAGCTGGATGAACGCACGAAAGCGTGTTACAGAAAAGAGTTGGGAAAATCTCGATGCCATTATGATGCACCGTATCATGTCTGCACTGTACGTCATTAAGGGTGATTCTGGTAACCGTATCGTTACCAATCATGAAGCTATGGCCATGCGATCTAAGGTTTTGCTTCTTGCTAAGGACGTGATGGATCAACACGTTCCTCATTTTGACTTGCACATGATTCTCACCTGTCCTCATTGCAAGGAGGATAGCATGATCCCTTTCACCCAGGGTCTGGGCTGAACGTCCTAGACCCTCCTGTCTTTTACATGGACCTGGAAGACTACGCCAATCTAGTGTACATGTTCATGACTGGTGTACCTGGTTGGGGTTCGTCTGGATTTTGCATGATGGGCCCGGAGGAACTAAAAAAACAGCGCTGGACGTACGTTAAGTACTGGGCCAATTTGCTTGTTAAGCAAAGGTCTGAAGCGATATCAGCGTTGTCTTAGGAAGGTGCCCGTATGATGAACATCGGCGCAAAGATCGTCATTAATCCGCTTAAGGCTCTTTGGGCCATGGCGCGGATGACGAAGTCTACTCGATTCCTCATCAAGACGTACGGATCGTGGCAGATTGCTTCGGCTAGGACTGGTGCATCAGTTAAAGAACTGATGAACATCGTCAAGACGGAGCGCTCTACGACACAGATGCAGCGTAATGTCAATCTGCTGAACCGTAGCGTTCGCACGACAACTGCTGCTGTAAAAGAACTTCGTATTTCTAGTAGCAAGCTGTACGGATTCTTTAGCGGTGGTAAAGCACGTGGTCCTGTTAAGTCACTAAAGAAGATCAATAAGACTGCGAAGCAGGTACAACACACCATCAGACGGACGACGCAATCGTCTCATGACTTGATTGCCACGTTTGCTGGTGCTATTGCTGCCATCGGTGGTGTAAAGCTAGCTAGATCTTTTGGCTCGTTTTTTCAAAGTGCTGTCGCTTCAGCAGCTCATACCGAAGCGAACAGAGTTACGTTTGACGCTCTGCTAGGGGATAAGGGCAAGTCGAAAGAGCTCATGAGTCGTATCACATCCTACTCTGCGGCCACTCCGTTCCAACGGTCTGACCTCATTGAAGGCTCTAAGATGCTACTTAACGTGACTAAGGACAATCTCGATGAAAACGAGAAGTTGTTCAAACTGTCTGCTAATATCGCTGCACTCCGGCCAGGTAAGAAGGTTGCAGAGGTATCACGAGGAATTGTAAACGCCACAGTTGGTGAATTCGACATTCTGAAGTCGTCGTTTGGCTTGGTCCTTAGAGCAGAACAGTTTAAGAAGTACGGTACACCAGGCGGCAAGGCGTACTCTGAGGCAGTCATCAAGGAGATTCAACGTCAGTTCACGGAAAAAACTGGTGGCGCCGATCTCGTTGGTGAATTGTCTAAGACGCTACAGGGTAAAGTCTCAACGCTGATTGATAATCTTGATATTCTTCGAGATTACTTCGGCGAAAAGATGATTGAAATCTTCGACATCAAAGAAGTCGTTGACGTACTCATCAAGGGAGCTAGCGATTTCATTTTCGCATTCCGTGGCCTGATGGGCGAAGGTGTCTTGAACGGCACTCAAGACATGGCAAGGTGGATGGACATTCATCCGTTTATCAAAGACCTTGCGTTTTTTACCGTTGAAGGTATGAAGAAACTTGAAATGTTCGTGTCGTTTACTAAGCACAGCGTTATCAAGCCTCTTTACGACATGTTTAGTAACCTGAGTGAAGGTGTACGTCAGGCTGTCATCGGGATCGGGTTTAGCGGGCTAGCGGCGTCACTCGGGACTGGTATCATCGTACCGACTATTACGATGATCGGACTAGTGTTTAGCGCTCTAGTTGCCGTATTGTCTCCGCTATCCTCGTTTATCATCCCAGGTATTGTTGCCGGAATTGGTGCTCTGCTCGGTATTCTACCGTCCGGTGGTATCGTCGGTATATTTGGCGTTGGATTTGCTGTATTCAGAAAGGACGGTGAATCTGTTGCGACCACGTTTAAGCGAATGGCGTGGTGGCTTACATGGTTCAAGGATAGCGCCGTCGCTGCGATGAAGGCATTCTGGACTCCGTTCATTAAGGAAGTGATGCCTGTAGTTAAGGAGAACTTCGGTAATACCATGAAAGCTCTAAACGAGCTGAAGGTGCCATTGCAAGAGTTCTTTGCGCAGTTTACTGGTCAGCGTGTTACTTCAATCAAAGACTTTGCTATCTTGGGCAAGGAGCTTGGAATTGCATTCGGAAAGTTCCTCGCTTGGAACGCCGAAAAAGCAGTCAAGTGGATTAACCGACTTACGGCTGTGCTTAAGTTCGCGCAAAGCTCTGGGTTCTTCCAGGCATACGCTAGTGATATCATTAATCTAGGTAAGTCGTTTTTCGGCCTGTTGACTGGCGCTGACCGTAGTACCAAGAGTCTAAAAACGTTCATGCTAGCATTGGCTGACGTAGTGACTAATCCGTTTAGGTTGATTATCGTCGGCCTGATTGATATGCTAGATGGTGCATTCAAAAAGCTTCAACCCATTGTTGCGGCATTCAGTACTGACATGGCAGAGAAAATCGGTTCGACCATTGAATCACTGAAGGGTATGAAAGAGACGATTAAGGAAGGGTTCTTGAAGACGAACATTCCTATCGGGTTGGAAGTCGAACCATTTGAAGACACGTTGTCTGTAGAAATTGACGGAGAAAAGGTCGCTGAAACTACTCGTAAGCGCGATATGCGTGCTCGTCATGGTGGCCGTGGCGGTAATCCGGTTAACCCAGAAGAATTGGGCTTCGTTTTGACGTCTGGTGGTGCGGGAATCAAGGTGGTTACTTCTGACCAAATCGTCGAGGAGCTCTGATGCCATCACCAATTGCGTTTCCTCCTGGACCATCATGGGTTCTTGTTAACGCAGATCAGCCTCTTAGTCTACCGGTTCTAGGTCAATTCGATCCAGAACTGCGTGTACAGAAGGGCCGACCTAAGTGGCAGTCAAAAGATGGCATCGCTGGAGGTATGCCATGGTTGAAGTACACAGGAAAAGGTCTTGGGTACTTTACG